TTCTAAATTTGAACAATCACTTGATAAAGTTTTATTCATATCACCAATTTTTAATTTGGTGATTAAATTATCTGTGTCACCAAATGCAAGATTTCTTACAAATTCTCTTGATTGAATAACAACTATATTTTCATCAGAAAATTGATCTACTAATTTTCCTTTTTTATAAATACGAAAAATTAATGTTCCTTTCATATCAATAGAAAAATTTTTTTCGTCTTTTATTTGCATTTATACCTCCAATGTTTCTGTATAAGTGAATGTTTCATCACCATAATGAATATCTAAATCAATATTGTAAAAAGTATTTTTAACTGGATCACCATAAACTAAATCATTACGTCCATAAACTAAATTGAAAGTTCTTGTTATGCTTATAGTAGCTTTGTCATTCATTTCTAAAGGACCATATCCATATGTTAATCCACTTCCATATGTTAAATCGCTACCATAAGCTAATAAAGAATAATCTTTAACATTTTGTGTTAATAAAGCTTTAAAAGTAGTATATAAAGTATAATTATATCTGTCAATAAATAGAAGTCTTATTTTCATATATTGTAGAGCTGTGCAAAAATATAATCTGTTTTCCAAGATTTTCTTTAGAACTTCTTTAGTTTTGGTCAAATCTACAATACCTTCTAATTTATCTACATTAATATTAGCTTCTGCTCCTATGTTACAATCTTTTAATCCTCCAATATTTTCACCGTAATGATAATCATTTCCATAAAATAAATTTTCTTGTCCATAAAAAATTGTTGTTCCATCTGATTCTATTATAGATAAATCTATTCCAGCGATCTTAGTTAGATATAACAAATCTGTTAAAGTTCCTTTAAATGTAAATAACGATTTTAAAAATTCTATTGATATTTTTTCTGTTTTTATACCAGGTAATGTATTTATAATTTGTTCTAAATCTAATTGTTTTAATGTTTCATCTAAATCTTCGCCTATAATAGAAGGTTTTTTATACAAAAATTTAGATAATAATGCTGCAGTTGTATTTGTTAAATTAGGATTTATATTTTCTAGTAACTCTTTTTCTGCATCTGTATCTTTTAAAATATCTTTAAATTGTTCAGGAACCAATTTAAAAATGTCATCATTCTGTGGCAAAGGCATTTTAATCTCCTGGTTCTAAATACTCAATTTCCAAATTAAATTTATAATATGTATCCGGTTTAGCTTTTAAATTAAATGTGTCTTGATTAGGCAATACATAATCAATAGGCTGAATAATGTTATTATTTTCATCTAAAATTGTTATTTGTGCAATTTTTGATAACATTTCACCATAATAAAAAGGTTTATTTAAAACAAGTTCATATTCATTAATAATTTTCCTTATTTTATCTGTTACAACAGATTGATAATTAGGATTAACTAAGCTAATTTTTAATTTTATTGTATAATCTTCTTTTTTAGCTGGTTGTAAAATAATTTGTGTTCCAACAAGTTTATATTGTTTTATATATTTTGATAATTCTAATTGTTCGCTTCCTGAAAGCATTATAGGCTCATCAATTACATTATATTTAATATAATAACAATTCAAAGAACAACATGGAGCTTTAACAAATGGTTGTATCACAGAATTAACTAAATTATCTGAAACTTCAATTTTAAATTCACAAACATCAGTGTTATTTTGTTTAATTTCTATAAATTCTGGTTTTAATTCTATCATTATGTTAGAATCATTTTTTAAAGTTTCATATAATTTATTTAAAACACTTTCATAAGTGTCACTTTCATCACTTTTGACAGTATAAGTATTATTTTGAATAGTAATAGTATATGTTTGATTAGTTATTTTATCATCTTGTGGATATAAATTTGAAATATATGGCTTAGATTTTATTTTTTCTACCGCACAATCTTTGATTAATTCATGTGCCTTTATAATATATTCATGATCTTCTTTTGTTACCATTCTTCTCAAAGAGCTAAAATATAATGGAGCTAAAAATCTAACTTTTTCAATATTATCTCCATTAGTTCCAAATGTAGATATTTCTATTGGTATAACTCTTTCATCTAATTGTAAATCTTGTAATTTTACATCTAATTTTCCATCTGTTTCTACCCAAGTATATTTTAATGTATCATTTTCTAATAAATCCAATCCATAATAATTTTGTTTATCCATAACAAAAAGATTTAAAGATGTAAAATCAATTGATAAATCAACTGGTTTTCTAAAAATAACATAATCTTCTATATTATGGCTTATGTCTTTTTGAATATTATTAACATACAAATGAACAGCATTGTTGTCTATTGATTTTAAAAAGAAAGGTTTTAATTCTTTGACAATATATTCTGATGTTACTTTTTCTTCAAAAGAATTAAATTTACCTATATATAAATCAAATTCATCACCTGCTTCGTATTTTTTTGTTGGACCAAAATAGAAAATATCATAATCTCCGTATGAACCAAATTTTTCACCATCACCAAGTAATAATGTTTTTTCTGTTTGAAGTTTAACTTTAACACGTGGAGCTGTAAATCTGTTTAATCTATAACCTAATAAACGTGCTAATCTAATAATAGAACTATCTAATTGAGCTTCTTGAATATAATTTTCATTTCTCCAAGCTCTATATTTGTATGTTTCATATGTTCCAAAAGAAGCTATTAGATTTAGTAATAAATCTAATGTAGATGCATCTATATTATCTTGTATTATATCCCAATTGGATAATGATTTTAGATAATTGTATAAATCTTCTTTTATTTTTTGTTGAGATATACTTTGTAAATTTACAGCCATTTTATTTTGCCTTCATTTTTAATGTTTTGTTATAATCTATAATTTCTTGAATTTTATCTATTTTTATGGATAAATTTATATCATATTCTTGACTATCAGGATTAAAATCTACTGATATATTTTCTACAGTAACCATCGGTAACCATCTTGCTATAGCTCTTTCAATTTCTAATTCTATTTTTTTAGCAACTAAAAAAGAATATGGTTCAAACAAGTAATTTTCTAAATAAGTTCCAAAAGCTCTATTAAAAGGAACTTCACCAACTCTTATAGATAAAAGATTATCTAAATAATTTAATACAGCATTTTTATTATATAAATCTTTTCCATTTAAACTTATATCTTGATATACAATCTTCATTTTACGCCTTTACATTTGATGAACATCCTAATGCACTTCCACCACAACTTATTGGATCACCTATACGAGATATAGGGATACCATTAGCTTTTACAGTCGGATTACCAACTGCTTGAACAGCCCCATGTGATTCTGGAATAGGACAACAACAATGTGGTGGATAAACATCTCCAATTCTAGCAACGGGAATATTATTAGCAAATACATTAGGACTTCCTGTAACAACAGGCCTTGGAGGCCAACAACCATGTCCTGTTCCTATATCACCTAATCTATGAACAAATGCTCCCATTTTAACCTCAGTTATGATCTATACTTGGCGCAATTGTTTTATGTAAAACAGCACTTGTTGAAATATCAGGTCCTCCTATATTTGATGTTCTAAATCCACCAACAATATTGGCCATATTTCCAGAGACTAGAATATCTAAGTTACCTTTTACTTTCAACGTATAATCTTTTTCTATAACTTGTTTTAAACTTCCAACACAATGAAAAGTCATATTTCCATCTTTATCAATTTTTATTCTAGTTCCTGAAGAATGTGTTAAATCAATAGAATTTTTTAATAAATTTACTTTATAATAATTACCATTAATATCTCTAAATCCATAAGAATATGGATAATCTTCTTTTAAAGAATAATGACTATCTTCTAAATTTTCTGGATTTGTTACTACACCTGTAACAATTGGCTCTTTATAAAATATATTTTCACTCCCAGAAACACCTCCGGTAGGCTCTAAGACCTCATTATCAATTTGATATTTAGATATATATGCATCTTTTATTTTTTCCTCTGCGATGCTCTCTTGAATTTCTGATGAATTTTTTAATTGTGTCATAGATTCAGAACTTATTTTAGAAACTAAATCAGTTGTTTTAGATAAACTGTCAGAACTTTGTATAACTGTATCAGATACTTGATTTATTTCATCAGAAATTGTTTCAATATCTTCGTCTGTCCAACCATAATCATTTTTTAATGTATTTATTATTTCTTGTTTATAATTATCTAATTCAAAAATACTTCTAACTTCACTGTTAATCCATTCAATATTCATTTATAAACCTTAATTTATTCATTAATGATTTAACAATAATCTAATAATATTAATCTAATAACATTTAATATTTTTAGAACTGAAATAAGGAATATTTAAACTTATATCTGTTATTTCAAAATTAAATGTTGGAGTAGATAATCCTATATCAAATGGTTTACAATTAGATGTATCTAACATGTTTATAATATTATTTACTGTATTTTCTGCACTTTCTTTTAAATTTTCAATAACTCTATCAACTTCTTGATGTATTATATCAGATATTTCTTGTTTTTTATTTTCAAAATATTCTTGAAATTTTTTAGATGCTGTTTCAGCAAATTGTTTAGCTTTATCTTTGTCTAATTTTTGAAAAACAGAACCATATAATGAATTAACCAAATAAGATTGATAACCTTTTATATTGTTTTCATATGTATTTTCAAATTTTTCTTTCAATTCTTCCTTTATATGTTTTATTTTTTCATTTAAATCATTTAATGAATTACGTTTTCTTTTTAATTTGTCTATAAATGTTGTAACAGCGTTTATAGCTTTTTCGACTGTTTTAACAATTGATGCTATAAAACATAAAACAGATTTAATAGAACATATAATAGTATTTATAACTGCTAAAATAGCTTCAAATGGTGTCACTAATAAATTTAAAAGACTTCCAATAGTTTTTCTTGGATTATTTATAAAAGAAATAACACCTACTATTGTTCCTAATCCTATAAGTAAATTTTGTATTTTTTCTTTACTTCCAAATAATAAATTATTTATATTATTTAATTTATTTTTAGCACTTTCAATAAATTTTTTTAAATCATTTTTGAAAGCTAAAATAATAGATGAAGTAATAGCACCAAACATAAGGATTTGTTTTTCTTTATTTTGTAGTGCTATTAATTTTGATTGAATTTCATTTGCATTATTTTTTAATTCATCTGCAATATTTTTCATTTTTCCATACGAACTTGATAAAGTTTTATAACTGTTATTTAATTTACTGTATTGTTCTTGTGTTATATCTTTGTTTTTTTCTATTTCTGATTTAATTGAATTAAGTGTGTTAGTTTCTATTTCTAACAATGAATTGAAGTCATCTAATTCTTTAGTTAATTCTTCAGATTTCAATGTTTTAATATAAATAATAATTCTGTTTGTTTCTTGTTCGTCTAAATATAATAAACTTGATGATAATTCTGTTATATTGTTTACAGATTCTTGAAAAGAAGTATAATATTTATCTCTATCATATAATGTTGATGAGTATTTTCCAAATTTAGAAAATGTGTTTATAAATAAATTTGAATAAAAATTTATTTTTTTATCCAATTTTGATAAATCTAATTGACTTTGTAATTTAAGAATTTCTTTTGTATATTCTTTTAATTCATTCGCTAAATTAAGTTTTGTATTTAAAAAATTGTAAAAAGTAGTTTTACTGTTAAAATAATTTTGGAGTAAATCTCTGTATTTTTCACTTTCTTTTGTTAGATAATAAAAATTTATTTCTATATTTTTATTTTTTAAAAATTCCTCATATAATGTTTTTTCATCACTATCTGGTAAGTTTTTAACATATTCTTTAATCTCTTTTTTGTTTATGTTACATTTGTTATACAAATCAAAAGGATAATACAAATTTATTTTATCACATTTAAAATTTATTTCAGAATTAATATCTGTAAGTTTATAAAGATTTTCTATTGTATTGTATTTTTGTAATGCAAGATAATCTGTATAATAATCATAAAAATATTTTAATGATTTTAATGTAAATATAAGTTCTTCATTTGTTGCTTTAGAGATAGCTTGATTTAATAATGTATTCAAAAGCTCTTTATCTATCGAATAAGAATTAAAAAAATCATTTATTTCAGGTGTTAAATTATTGATAAGATAATCATTTTCATCTATTATAGATGTATTTATAAAATAATCTAATGATTTCAATAATCCAGATAAACTTGTTCCTGTATGATATATATTATTTCCTAAATTATTCAAAATCATCAATTATCCTTTTAATTCTGGAGGAGTGTTAGGTAATTGAAACGAAACAATTCCATTATAAATATCTCTGTAAGGAAATTCTACAAAAACTTTTGTTCCAATTCTTGGTATTCGTCCTTGTTGATTATATGTGTCTGATGGTATTTGCTTAACAACATACCAAGGTAATAACTCTTTAGAAATTTTGTCTGTTAATCCTGGTATTGAAACTTTAACTCTGAATAAAGGATAACCTGTGTTTTTGTAACCTTTATCAGTAACATCAACAACTGTTCCAACATAATAATTGTCAAGTATATGTTCATTAAAAAGTTTTTCTTTTAATTTTACATTCATAATAAATAATCCCTTGCTAATCTCAATGTAGTTTGAACATTTTTATTGGTTATATTCAAATCTTTCTGTAAAATTATATAATTACCATTCAATGATAAATTATCATTATTTTCATTTTTTATAAAAACACCGTCACAAATATTACATATTTCATCTGATATATAATAATTATGTTTAGTAATGATATTTAACCTTTGTATATCAATCCATGTAGAAATATTTTTAGAAAATGTTGCATAATAATCTTCATAACAATTTCCACAGTTTATAATAGGAGAAAAATTTTTATTATCTGTGTCTACTACTAAAGAACTTTTTCCTTTTGTGTTATAAAAAACATATCCTTGATGTAAAATGTCTATTACAGGTAGTTGTTTTCCATCAGAAAAGAAAAAAGCATTAGCATTATCACTTTCTATTTGATATTGATCTATTTTTAAACTTTTTTCATCAGCTAATGAAAAAATAGCTCTTGTTTGTTTTAATGCATTTTTCACATCATCTACAACTAAAGAATTTGATAATGTAAATCCATAAATAGGACTTGATAATGTTTTCATATATGGTATACTTTCATCAATAAATTGTTTTTCTGTGCAATACTGTATCCAAACTTGATAATCTTGACTTTCTGTTCTTATGTCAGGTCTGGCAAATTTTATTTGTTTAAGAAATTCTGATAATGTTGTTTTTTCAGCCCTTTGATAAGTTTTATGCATTAAATCCCATAAATCTGTTAATCCAGAAATTCTTATAGTAAATTCTTGATTTCCAATTGCTTGAATAGTATAATTTACAAGAATTAATTGATGTTTTGACAAATTATCAGGACTATATCCTAAAAACAATTTAATTTTATCATAAGCTTTTAATTTATGAATAAAATCTATATTTGTAGTTTTTATTGATAATTCAAAATATGGTATTGTTCCAAAAGCTTTTTGAGTGACAACAAAAAAATTAAACATTGAAATGTTATTTATTTTAATTCCATTTATTTCAAAATAAAAATAAAGATTTTGAATTTGAATCACTGTTTATACTCCGTAATTAAAGTTATCAATTCCATTTTGTCTGGTATCTCTATAATATCTTTTTGTATATTAAAAGGATTAAGAATCTTGTTGTAAATAGCTATAACCCACCATAATGACTCATCACCATATTCATTAAACGCTATCTCATCTAAATGTTCTCCTGCATAAGGAATAGATTTTTGTATATTTAATTCTCTTAATTGTTTTACAAATGGACTATCTAATTCATCATAAATTTTAGCTGCATTATTGTATTTTAAATAATCTTCCATTAAAACCATTTTATACCTTTATCATTTTTGCAACATCATCAGCTGTTAATACTCTATAAGATTCAAATGAACATGTCCATTTTATATAAAGCGGTTTTCCTTCCATATCTATAATAGTACTTATTTCAGGTGTAGAACTTGTAAGATATAATCCACATGTTTTAAACCAATCACCTATAGTAACACAAATTAAACTTTTATCAAAAATTCTAAAGTTAGGTGTTTTAGATAATGGATTTATCAGTTCTTTTGCAATAGAAGGATCATACAAATGAGAAAACATTAAATTACCATTTGTTCTTATATCAGGTTGTGTTAATAAGGCAATTTGTCTCAAAATTTCAGTTACTTTTTTCGGATTGCCAAATTTACCTATATAAATATTCATAGATAAAGAAAAACTCAATCTATTTGAACTTTCATAAGTATTTATAGTTGAGTTAATTGAGTGGAATTGATCAACAATTCCACTACTTATGTTTCCAAACATTTTTGTGAGTCCTGCTTTAAAAACTCCTTTTATACCACCTTCAAGTCCTTGTGTCGCTAAACTTGAAGAATAATTTGCTCCCATAGGTAAAGAGATACTTTCTGCGTCAATTACTCCTGCTAATCTAACTTTCGCATGTTCACACGTGACAGTAATTATATAATCTTTAATTTCTTCTTCATTTAATAAATTTGTATAACTTTGTGTTAATGATTGTGACATTGTCATTTTTAATTCCTATTTGCTAAAAATTCATTTGATTTATCTACAAATCTAACAGGTTCTGAGTTTTGATTGTAATAATTTTGAACAACGATTGATTGTTGAGATTGAGTATTTTTTTCATTACTTGTATTTTTATTTGTATCAATATTTACACTAAATGTTGCTTTTGATTGATTAGATTGTTTTTTAGCTAAATAAGTTTTAACAGTTTTAGCATCTAAATTTGATGCGGCAATTAAATTAGGTAAATCTCTTATACCTTGATTATAATAATTATCTAATATAACTTGTGCTTTTGAGTCAATACTTGTTTGACTATTAGATTGTTTTTTAAGTTTTTCTTTATATAATTCTTGTAATTTTTCTAATGTATCTTTATCCCAATCATTAAAATCTATAAGTTGTTTAATTTGTTTTGGAGATAATTGATCAATTTTTTTCCAATCTACAATTTCAGAATCACCAAAAACATTATGAACTAATACACTTTCATCTTCAAGTTTTTGAATTAATTTATATTTATCGTCTCCAAACAAATATTGAAATGATTTTGTTGTATTAGCAATAGGACTTAAATTAGCCATTTGTTTTATTGCTAATTTATAAACATCTTTTACAGATTTTGGTTTTTTCTTTTTATTCCATTTTTCTAATTTTTTGTCTTCTACAATTAAATTATTTACTTTGTTATTATTTTCTTTAAATGCTTGTTTTTCTAACAAATTTTTGGATTTATCATCTAAAATACTAATTATTAATTTAAAATCTTGTTCAGAAATTGAATCTGATTGACTCAATAACAATTTAATACCTTCTTTGGTTAAATACAATTTTCCATTTTTTATTTCGCCTTCACCTCTATGTAAAATATTTGCTATTATATATCTAGTATCTTCTGAAACTTTAGCAAATGTTTTTATTAAATTTTCATCTTCTTTTGACCAATCATCAAAATGTATTAACGTCTTAAATTGACTATCTTTTAACATAAGAAGTCTAGACCAGTCTTTAATTTCAGTATCACCAATATAATGATGTTCAAGAACTCCTTGTTCTTCTAATGCGTCAATAAGTTCTCTATCTTTTCCGTATTTCCATTTATAAACACCATAACCAATAGCACCTACTGCGCCAATAGCCAAAATTCCCCATCCAACTGGATTTGTAAGCAAAAAACTACCGGCAGATGATAAAACAGTTCCAGTTGCTGATAAAGCTCCAGTTGTGGCACTTGCTATTGATGGCATCAAAGCACCTGCACCTCTTGCAAGTAATCCAGTTCCACCTCTCATCATACCCATTAATGGTCTAGAAACAATATTTAAAAGTTTAGAAAAAAATCCTTTTCCACCTTTTAAAAGAATTCCACCTAATTTATCAATTTTAAGTTTTTTAATTATTTTTTCTATAATTTTTTCAGCTAATGTTCCTTCACCAAATACAGAATCTAATAATTTAGAAGTAACGTTAAAAGAAGCTTCTTCTATTGAGCTTGCTTCTGTTACACTTTTTAAAATGCTTGGATTATCTTTTACTTGTAAAGCATTAGTTAATTCTGCTATTTGTTTAGTGCTATCTTCTAATAATTCAAAACGTCTTTCTTCTAATATTTTTTGTTTGTTTGTTAATTTACCATTTTCTATTAATTCTTCTGTTTTAATAAGTTGTTCTTTTAATAATACTTCGATTTCTGGATTTTTTGTTAACAAACTAATTTTTTTATAAAATGTTTCTTTATCAATAGATTTATTTTCATATTGATTTAATAATTGTTGTATATATTCTATTTCAGTTTTTGATAATTCATGATCTTTATTCAAAGTTTCTGTAATAGTATCAAATAATAATGTTTGTTTCTCAAATTTTTTGTTGATTTCTTGATCTAAATTTCTAATTTCTTCTTGTATTTTTTTATTATTTTTAAATTCTTCATATATTTTTCCTAAATAATCTTCTATTGTCAAAGTTCCATCTAAAAGTTGTTTATATTCTTTTGTATTTTCTAATTTGTTTTCACGAGTAAAATTTTCTATTAATTCTAATATTCTATCGTATTGTCTAGATAACACAGAATTTTCAAGTTGTTTATCTAATAGTGTTGTTATTTTATCATTATCTTCTATTTCAAATATATTTTCACCTTTTTCAGTTTTAGCTGATTCTAGGATTTTTTTGAGTTGTTTTATTTCTGAAATAATTTCTGGTGTTAAAACTCCTTGTTCTTTGAAATCAGAAATAATTTGTTTGAGTTTTGTATTGTATTTTTCTTTTTCAAACAAAGATATTTTAGTCGTGCTATCAATACTATTTTTCAAAGATGATAATACTTTTACAATAGCTTTTGTATCTTCTTTATAAGTGTTTAATAAAGGTTTGAGAATTTCAAAGTCTTTAACATTTGAAATATTTTTAACTATGTTATTAAAAAGTTTTTTGTAATCAGAAGGTAAATATTTTTCTTCTTTTATTTGTTTAGAAATTTCTTTTAATTCTTTTTGAACAGTTTCTATTTTTAGTATTTCTTTTTCTATGTTTTTAGAACTTATTTTTCCTTCTTTATAAAGAGCTTCTATAGCATTTTTATCATTTTGTATTTTTAACAAATAATTTTTAAATTGATTGATATTAGAAAAAGAATCATTTTTGACTATACTCAGTAAATCTTCTACTTTTAAAGGTGTTTTTTCTAGAAATTCTATTGTATTCACGAATTAACCTTTTTAAGATGTAACTTTAATAAATCATAAAACTCTTTGTATTGTAAATTTTTATCTGGATAACAATGAAATTCTTTTAACCACATATATTTCATTTCTAAAAATTCTTTATAAACAAATTTAGGGATAAACCTTAATATCCAATAAACCTACATAAACTTTATTTTGATGACTACATTTTGGACAAATTTTAATAATAGGCTTATTATCTATTACAAGTTTTTCTTCCCATTCTACTAGTTTTTTGGAAAGACTTAATGGTGAATATAAAACAAAATTCATTTTTTCTTCTAAAGATTTATCCAAATTTTTAATTAATGCTGATAAATACAAAGCTCTTATTTGAGGATCTGATAAATTTTTTGATTCTTTAAATTTTTCAATTTCTATAATATCTTTTACTGTTAAAGGTCCTAGTTTTAATTTTTGTCCTTTAAATTCTATTTCTTCAAAATCTTTAACAATTGGTTCAGTAAATTCAAAATCAAATAAAGTTATAGGTGATTGTATTTTTGTTCCGCATTTAACATATGGTTCTTCATTTTTATATTGTTTTTCAAGTTCAGCTATTTCTTCTGCTAATTTATCTAACTCTTCTTTATTTTTTATATCTTTTAATTGTTTTTTCTTTTCTTCAATTTTAAATAAAATTTCTTCTCTTTTTATATTAGGAACAATATTTTGACATTCAATATTAGTATATCCACCTGCAAAATCATTTATTGTTAAAGTTGATGAAAACATACATAAAGTTAAAAAATCTATTATTTCTAAATCTTCTATACTTCCATTTTCTATCAATATAACATCTTTGTAAATTCTAACCAATTCTTCTAAATTTTTATCTATATCTTTTGTTTCATCAATGTATTTAGATAGTGCTTCTGATTCTAATAAATTAAGTCCTCTAACATAAACTTCTTTAAATGGATAAAATCTAAAATAAGTTGGTAGTTCAGTAATTTTTGTATATTCCAAAGGAATTCCATTTATTTCTTTTGTAATAGTTTGTAATTCTTTTTTCATCAATTTTCCTTTTTATTTGTTTACATTTATTCTTTTTCTGAATAGCCTAAAACTACAAAATCAATAGGCAAATTATTTAAGCTTGCAGAACTATCACCTCTTTTAGTTATATTTGAATTTGGCAATATTGTTACATAAATTGTTTTGAAATGTTCACCAAATTTATCAAAATGTTCTATTACTAAATCAAATCCATATTCATTTAATTTATTTAAAGGTATAACTCTTTTATTTTTAAAAATTTTTTGCATATATTCTTTAAAAAAATTTAAAAATTCTTCCTGGTGTGTTTCATAAACAGTTAATGATAATTTATTTGGCTTTATAAAACTGTAAGGTATTTGTAAGTCTGAGAGAGGTAAACCTAAATTAACTGTAGTAGTTTTAATTTCATAATCAAAACTATAATCTTGTATAGGAGCATAATCACCTAATAAATTTAACTTGTTAGCACCATTTTTAGTTCCAAAATACATTACCCACTGACTTGTATGACCTGGTTCAAATGTTGATTTTTTGCGTAAATCTAAATATTTCAATTTCTTCTCCTGTTAAATTATTTCTTTACAATAATCTAACGGGAGAAGAAAAACTAAAGTTCTTCTCCTCCTTTTTTCTTCCATGTAAAATTGTCATAACTTAATGTAATTGTTGGTTGAAGAGCAGCACTATCTTGTCCTAAAGAACCGCCAGCACCAATTTGTCCTGGTAATACACCATACAATGTATATGTTCTTGTTACTTCATTATTAGCATCTAATAAATCCATTTCTACTTTTATTTTACATTTTTCAGTGCCTACTGAATTACCTTCTAAAGCACTGAAATATTTTGATTTCCAATAATAAAGTGCTTCTTGATCTTTTGCATCTGCTCCACCAACAATTGTTAATGTAATTTCACCATTTCTATTTTCTTTACCAACATAATTTATTGTTTGACCCTGTAATTGAACTTGAATATGTTCAGTGCTTCCTTGAGGTAAATCTAATGACTGACATCTGATTTCTACATCTTCATCAAATTTTGCTTTGATATCAGGATCAGTATTTGTATCTTCTAAAAATCTAACAACCCATCTAAAGGTTGTTTGGACTTCTGATAAAGCTCCTCTAACTTTCTTATAATCGAACTTCATTTTTATCCTTTATAGTTTTTTATAATCCCAAAAGGGATCAAAGAGCTACCTGTATTTTTGCACCACTGTTAAATATAGCAAGTGTTACAGGAATTTCTTTAATACTTCTCGTAGGTTTAATTCCAACAAATACAGGCATTCTATTGTTATCAATATCTTCATCAGTAATTACTGAACTTACTGCTACTTGATAATCATACAAGCCATTTTTAGTTTTAATATCTTCAAGGAAATTTGTAATAGCATTTTCAACTTCTTTCCAAGTTCTTTCTACGTTTAATTCAAATTCTTTGTATTCAAGCATATTTTTAAGTCCATATTTGATAACAATTAGTAACATTGCAACACTTCTATCATTTAATGGACTTGGTTTACTATAAAGTGTTCTGTTACCCCAAATTGCAAATCCAGAACCTTTAACATATTTAAGAGGATTAATTTTATTATCACATAAGAAATCTCTATCACCTTCATTCGGTTTAATTTTAGAATCTATTACAACAATTTTTCCTCTTAACCATCCAGCGGCAGGATACCACATATAGTAATTTCTGTATGTATAAGATTGACTTGCTGCTGCAAATGCATCTGGACCAACCCAAACATATTTTTGGTTATATCTATCAAATATTTTTACCCAACCTGCGAAATAGCTTGCTCTATCAGTATCAAGATTTAATCTAGCAACATCATTTACTAATGCATTTTTCCAATCAGCTGCATCTTCAGCATTTGGATCACTTGAGATATATACATGTGTCAAATCTGTGCTTTGTGCTAATTTTACACATTCTTGAACATAAGGTGTATCATAATAACCACCTGTCATTAAAAGTGTTACTGGTGTTTCACTGTAATTCCATAATTTATAAAGGGCATTGATCATATCACCTGTTGTGATTGCACTTCCTTGAGAACCACCTTGAAGTAAATTAACACCAGCATCTAGTAATTTTCCAGCTAATCCTCCAATATAGATTATTTTATTCAAAGGATAATTGTAAAATACTTTATCCAATTCAGTTATAGGATAATATTGTTTTCCTTTGTAAATTCCTTTTGATAAATCATTGTATGTTTCATCAAATTTTAATACTTCAGTATTTTGAACATTACCATTTAGATCTGTATATGTTTTATCAATTTCTTCTTCTTCCAGAGGTCTATCAATAATAATGTAATTTTCAGAAGAATTAATTGATTGAACTTTGTATTCTTTTGAAATAACATCAGATCCATCAAGATTTACATCATATTTGAATTTAATTCTATCTCCCATTGATAATGAAGATACATCACTTAGGTAAACTTGCGTATGTCCTTTTAAAATATTTTCGTTTAAAGTTATTCCTGTTTCTCTAAATATTTCTTCTGGTAATCTTTGCCAATAACTATGATCAGTATACAAAGGTTTGTCTTTTACATTTTTATTATCTAGAACATTAATATATTTAGATTTTCCATTAATGACATCTTCTAAATACAATTGATTACCAAATCCATCAATAAAGTCAGTTTTTGTTACTTCCCAAGTTTCTACTAATACTCCATCATAATAAACAAGTATTTTAAATGCTTCTTCATAATTTGTTGAAGGTGCAATTCCAATTGATACTTTATTAAATTCTACTGATGGATCTTTTCCATATACTAAAAAGCTATCTCTTTCTTCATATTCAAAATGTTCAACTTTATATAATTTAGTATCAGACGCATCAATTGTTAATTCATTATCTAAATGAATGAATTTTTGCACATAATCATAATTTTCTTTACTTTTGAATGTTGTATTAGTTCCATCAATTTGAACTGGATCACCTGATTCCATATAATCTGCATTGTATACAAGAATTTCTTTACTTGATTCAGCATCAACAGCAACTATTACAGGTTTAGTATAACTTGTGTAATTTCCATCATTATCTTTGTCTTGTAAAATTTCAGTTCCAGCTTTTACTGTAACAGGATCTTCTAAAGTTATTTTATTCAATAAAGTATGTCTTACTTCTAAATCAACAACTTTCGCTATTTGTTTTGATTCACCATAATCAGTTTCATCATTTAGTGTATCAAGTTTTCCATCTTCATCAGATGTAACATAATCACCTTCTTGCAAATTTCCAAATGAACTTACTTCAATATCTTTTACAGTTTGTCCTTGATATGCAGAAATATCTATACCAGTATCTACATATTGTCTATTTCCTATATAAGTTGGAAAAATAAAACTATCAACATCTTTTTGTGTTAAACCATCTTTCAATGGTTGAACAATTCTCATTTCATCTGTAAATGTTGCTAATGGATCATTTGGAACTTTTGCTACTTTACTTCTAACTAATGCAGCTGAATATTTTACATCATCATGTGCAGCTCTAACAACCCATAATTTATTTGATTCTTGCAAATAAGTTATAGCACTATAAAATTCAGGATATCTTGTATCAGGTTCACCAAAAACCTCAATAAGCTCATTTTCACTTGTAACCAAATAAGGTTTATTCACAGGTCCTTTTTTGCTTCTAATTACTATTCCACCATAAATTCCTGGTACTGATGGAACAATAGTGCTTCTATCTTGTTGTTTTATAATTACTTTTGCGCTTCCCATAAGTGTCCTTTATATTTTTCTTATAATAAGTTTATCTTTGAATTTTTTTACATTTTTTATAAAAACTTTTTCATTATCGAATTCTAAAATTAATTTTTCTTTTGGAGCAATAGGAACTATATCTTCAGGCAGTCCTACACCTCCAGTGTCAATAAATTGTTGAAATTCAGTTTTATTAATTACTGCTACTTTCATTTTTATCCTTTAAATTCTAATTTATAATCTATTTCTTTTAATGTTGGATATGTGTTTTCAAAATTATTTAATATTGGTCCTGTTAATTCACATGAAAAAGACAATTGTTGTAAATTACCATATTTTTCAAAATCTATATGACCAACTTCAGAAATTTCTTCAAAATTTACTTGATATTCTAATTCAATAGGTTTTTCATTAATTAAAACAACAATTGTAAAAGTTCTTGGTCTCAAAAATTCTTTACAATACAAAAATTGTAAATCATTTATTATTTTAGAACTACTTGAAATAATTTGAAATTCATATTCTATTGTTCCCAATATTAAATCACGAACAATATAATTATCTGGATCGGTATTTATTTCTTCTCGTATATATTTTACAAATTCTAAAACATTTTCATCTTCGATTTTTATTTTTTGAAAATCACTCATATCAGATGTAAATACAGCTTCAAACGATATATTGTTTAATCTGTCATCAGTTTTTTTAAGAGGACTGTATCTATATAAGAGTAAATTATAACTTTCTTTTTGTAGTTTTTCTAAATCTTCATCAGTTAATCCAGGTAATGATAAATCTTTATACATATATCTATAGTTAAGACTACTAATATATTGTTTAATTATTCCTATTTCTGAATTGTATTGTGCTTGAATATTTATACCATATTTTTCAAATGTTTTTACGATAAATTCAGCCATTTTGTTATGGACTATTTCTAACATTTTTAAATCCTATAATACCTTAATAGGTTTATAATTATTATGATTAGGTGTTTCTTCTTCTTTAGTATCTTTAACAATAGAATATTCTTCTTCAAAATTCAAAGAAGAAAATTCTTCACTATCAAATTCTGATTTTTTTTCTTCTATTAATTCAAAATCTGTTTCTTTAGTTGTTATAACAGGAACTAAAATATATTTTCTAAAAACTATTGATTCATCATCTTTATATTCTACTTCATCATTTATTCTGAATTTTAAAACACCTGTTGGAGGGTTAACTACAATCAAAGAATATTTAGGAAATCTTTTAGTATTAGGAAGATAAAGAACAGGTTCATCCTGAGTTAAATTATCAAAAATACCTGGAAGAGTTGTTTCACCTAAAGAATAAAAAGAAGGGATAAGTAATTTTCCAGAAAAATCTGGAGTGTCCGAATATTCTATATTATCATCATAAAAGCCATGATGAAGACTTTTATCATTTTTTGGAAAATAAACATCAGCAAATACTCCATATAAGTTTGTTAAAACTTTTATGGAAATATTTGCGCCAATTTTTATACCTTTTAATAACTTCATTTTTTACTCTTTAAAAGGATATTTTCTTCCAGTTAATTTTTCAAAAATTTCTTTTTCATCTTCAATAAAAAAACTACCAATAACTTGATTATTATTTACATTTAAAAATTCAATAAATTTTTCACCATTTCTTTCTTTTATTACCGCTTTTAATGGTTTTGTCAAAAATCTAAATAAAACTTTATTCATTTTTTTTTATCCTATTGCTAAATACCAATTACTATCTGTTTCAGACAATTTTTCAATAGCATTTTCAACAAGTTCTTTTCCTTGTTCATACAGTTCAGAACCATCATTTTCAAATGGAAGTTCTGTTAAATTAAATCCTTTAAATGGTTCAACTGCTGCTTGTAAATATAAACCAAGACAAATATCAATAAATTCTTTGTCTTGATTGGGATTAATATCTTTTAATATATTAGCTGCTAAAACTTCTATGTAAAAATGTCCAGAAACCTGTGACATTAATTTTTTAGTTTGTCTATCAAAAGACCAATGAAATGTCACAGGTTTATCATTGAGATAAGGAGGTGTAATAAATATATTTTTCACATTAAAAACATCTCGTTCATTTCCATCTTCATCTATTATTTTTGAAAAATCACTAATTCCAGATGGAATGTATTGTTTTACAATTAAGTCTTTATTTCTGTATTGATTGTAAATTGACAATGCTCTATTTGCTATAACTTCAATAACATCATCATTGATTTCTAAATTTTCTTCACCTATATAATACAGATTTGATAAAATAAGTAATTGGTGTTTTAATTCTTGAATTGTCATATTAAATTCTTTGATTTATATTTTAATTTACGATAATATTCTTTCTACAAGTGTTTTAGGATCTGAAGGATTTACTGTTTCTTCAACTCTTGTTAAGTCTTCTAAAATTCTTTCAAAAAGATCTTTAGATTCTTTTAATTTTTTTTCTTCTTTTTCATCGCCTTTTTCATCGCCTTTTTCATCATCTTTTTTATCATCTTCACCATCTTCTTCGTCATCTTCTACTTCTTCATCATCTTCAGATTTATCTTCTTTCTTTTCTTCTTTTTTTCCTTTATCTTCTTTATCACCTTCTTTTTCTTTGCTTTCTTCACCATCTTTATCATCTTTATCTTTTTTATCTTTTTCACTTTCTTTATCTTCTTTATCATCTTTTTCATCGGCTTCTTTGAGAGCTTCTTCAACTTTTTCTGCAATAATTTTTTCTAATTCTTCATCAACAGCATTAAGCATTTCTTCATCTAAGACAATATAACCTTTTTCTTCAAGTTTTTCTTTTAATACAGCAATATCAACATATTTATCAAAATTTTCCATAAGTTCATGTTCTAGTTTGTTAAGTTCTTCTTCAGAAAGAACAACATAACCTTTTTCTTCAAGTTTTTCTTTGTATTCTTTAATTTTAATATTTTCTCTTAAATCTCTTATCATATTTTCCCCTTTTTATTTTATTATTATTTTGTCATCTTTTAAAATTATTTCTAGATGTGGATATTTTTTATCAACTTGTGCAGCAATATCTGCCAATGTATCACTATCTACACCAGAAACTTCGATTCTATCATTATATATATCAACCAAAACTTTTTTGAATCCTAATGCATCAATAAATTTTGCTATTTCAATTGGGTTAAAATTAGTAGATTTTTCTTTAATTTTTTCAGATTTTTGTTCTTTTAAATCTTTATTACCTGCTACTTTTTCATTTAATTCTTTTTCTCTTACTAAAACAAGTTGTTCATCAAAAGAATAATTATAATCTTTAAGTTTTTCTTCAATTTCTTTTAATTTTTCTTTATCACCATCAATAATAAAAGCTGTTTCTTTGATTTCTAATTTTATATCAAATAAATTTTCATCCAAAAGTTCAATTAAACGTTCTAAAGTAATATTTAATTTATTTGATTTTTTAATTTCTAAAATATTTGATGATTTTATAACATACTCATTAGATGGTTCTAATGAAGCTAAAATTAAAGCTAATTGAGGTGCTGTAATATTTTTTGTTTCAACTAAAATAGAATTAGCAGTAACAGTAATAGAATCATCATTTTCGTATAATTTAATCACATCAATAATTTCCATGTTATTCCTTTATTTTTTTTGCTTTTCTTTTTGTTCTAGTTTTAGTTTCATTATTATTTAATACTTTTTTCTTGTTAGCTTTTTCACTTGTATTTTCTTTTTTGTTTTCTTTTTTTACATCTTCTTCCATATCCATATTTTCTTCTGTTTCTATTTTAACAGGTTTTTCTTTTTTATATATAGGTTCAATTATAATAAATTCTTTAAAATTGTTTACAATGACTGAATTTCCATATATTTTTTTCTCAGATTTTGGTTCTAAAAAAACTTTTTCATTATTAATAATAACTTCAACTTTATATTTTGATGTATTTTTTATTTTATAACCTATCATATAAATCCTTTTTTGTTTGATTTTTGACATCTTCAAAGATTTATATATATCATATTTTAATATATGAGTTTAATATATAAATTTGATATGTAATTTTTAATATATAAATCTTTGAAAATGTCCCAAAAAGGGACAAAAGATTAAAGGTTTTTAAGAACGATTTTTGTCATCATTCCAGGAATTACAGCTTTTACACCACTTACAGTTGCAATTCCTTTTTGAGATCTTAAAGGATTCAAGTTTACAGAACCTGCAAGATCAGTTAATGTAATAGGCATATAATCAGCTTTTACAAGTCCAGCTTCAAAAATTCCACTACCTTTTGTGATATATACAATTTCATTTGCTGGAACAACAGTAGATCTAATAACAACTTGTCCATTTAATGTTCCAACAACCATTGTTCCAACACCATTAAATCCTGTTCCAACACTTTGGAAACCTGGTAATCCCATAATATATGCTGTCGCAGCAGTTCCTGCAACAAGAACACCTTTATCTGTCAATCTTCCAGCATTGTTAAGAACATTTGCTTGAGCTTGTGGAATAACACTTGTCATAAATGCAAGTTTATGTTCAATTTGTGATACACCACTTGGAGGTGTAACATCCCAATCAACAACACCTTGAGCATTGTTATATGCTTCTTTTACAAGAGCTGCACTTAAAAGTGCTACAAGTTCAGTTGTTAAATCTTTAGCAAGCATTTCTTCTGCATTCAATCCAAATCTTTTTTGGATTGCATATTGTTTTAACAAGCTTAATTCTGTTCTAAGTGCAAATACTTTTGTTGTAATAGTTGTTGATTTATATTCTGTAAGAATAGTTGGAATTTCATCATTTTTATTGCTATCAAATGCAGTTTCATATTCTATAATGATTTTTTCACCATTTCCTGGTGCTGTTTCAAAATGAACAGTAACTGCACCAGTATCATAATTAATAGTTCCTGAAACTCCATTACCGATTAATACACCATTTCCATCATCAATAGCTTTAACATTTGGATCACTTTCAAGATAAACAACTACTGTTCTTTTGTAAACAGGTGCATTTGTAACAGTAAATGCAAAATCTTTGTTTGTTCCATCACCAGTAGCACCAACTTCTGCTACAGCATCATCAGCAGCATTGAAAATTGCTTGTCTTCCTGTTAATCCACCTACAAGTGTTTGACCTTTAGTATTTCCATTTCTTGCTGTTTCTGAAACAACATCTTTATAATAAACAATTCCTTGTTGTTCACCAATTGTTTGAACTGATGCCATAAGTGGTGCTGGATCAACAATACTTGCAGCAGTAATAACATCAAGTGCAATTTTTGGAAGAACAGCAAAATCTCCAATACCACCATTTGCTTCTAAAAATCTCATAGATTCTTCAGTTGCTTCTAATTTTTGAACTAAGTTTGCAAGTTCTTCAATTGAAGCACTACCATTAATTTTTGAACTTAAAGATTTGCTTTCATAAACATCAATATATTTTTTATATTTTTTAAATCCTTGTTCTACTACTCTTTCTAAATTTTTTGCTCCCATCAACTCCCCTTTATATTTTATTTTTATTTTTTATTAATTTGAGTTGGTATTTTGTGCTACCAATTACTAATTTATTTAATATTATTTAATGATAGTCTCATTTGTCTTTTTTAATTTCTTCAACAGTATTTAATTGAACACGTATAGATTCTTCCAAGAATTTATCATCACTTAATATTTTTTCTACTATTTCATCAAGTGAAGTAATTTCATTTTTATCATTTTGAATATTGAGAGATTGAATTTGTCCTTCAAGTCTTTCAGTATCAACTTTTTCTCTCAATTCATTAAGAGATTTTAAAAGTTCTGCTCTCATAATACGTGTTTGTGCATATAATTGAAGTAATTTACCTTTATCAAGTTCAACAAGTGTTTTATCATTGTAGATTATATCTTCTATTTTTGAAAGGAATTTTTCTAATTTTAATAATTTATTTGACGTTGACTTCATTAATGCTACAAGAGATAAATCAATTTCCAACATTGTTGTTGAAACTTTTTCGGCTATTTCTTTGTTAGGAACCTTTTTTTCTCCAGAAAGGAGTTTTTCATGTTCTTCTTCTAAATCTTTTACATATTCAACTGATTTTGAAAATTCATTATTATCTTGCATTTGAAGTTTAATATCTTCTTCAATGTAAGCTTCAATTACATCATTGCTCATTTTATTCCTTTATCAATTTTTATTTTTTTATCAAAAATTCACGTTTTTTAATTTATTTAACTTTTTATTTAATTCTCATAATTTTCGATACAATAAGGCACATCAAAGTATAATACACAATAATACACAATGTAAATATTACAAATGAACTTAACAACAGAAAAAAAGGGATTAATTTAAGTTTAATTGAGAGAGTTCTTCTAACCAAATTTCTTTTGGAGATTTTTTTGAGAGTAAATTTATTTTTTCTTGGAGAGATTTAATTTGTATTTTTAATTCATTTATTTTTTCTTCAGTTAAATTATAAAGATTCATTTTTAAATGTTCTTCAGGATATTGAATAGCAAGATTTTTACATTGTTCTAAAATATCATTTTTATTTCTTTTGTTAATTACTAGTTTATTTTCAATTATTGATTTAATAAATTTAGCTCTATCTAGTAAAAAGTTTATTTCTTTTTGATATTTTTCCAACAAATATTTTTTTCTTTTTTCATAGAATTTTAATCTTATTTCAATATATTTATCTATTAATTCATAAACGCTGTTAAATTCAATTATCCTATTATTTTCATCTATACATGTATAATTTTCAACAATTTTTTTAGATAATTTTAACTTTTTAATAATTTCTTCATCATCTAAATTACTAAAATCAGAACTTACATTTATTTCAAATAAAAATTCACCATTTTGAGATTTGTCTTTAAATCCTTTGATAATTTTTTTGTTTTCTAATTCATTTAAAATTTTCAAATAAGCTTTTAAGTCATAACCTATTGGTAATTCAGAAATGATTATTTTAGTTTTTCCAATTCGTTCGAATTTACCTAAAATTTCCCATCCATTTTCATATTCTTTAATTGTCCCTTTAAATCCCTTAAAATATGGCTTTAAATTAACTTTTTTACCTTTAATGTAATTTATTATATCTGTTAAATTTCTTGGAAGAATTTTTTGAGCAAAACCTGTTGAAACACCTTCACTTCCATTAACTAAAATCATAGGAATAATAGGAACATAATATTTATATTCTATTCTTTGTCCTTCAAAATATTGTTCTTCTAAAATACTATCATCTTCTTGTCTATAAATATCTCTAAGATATGGTTGCATATATGTATAAATATATCTGCTTGCTGCAGGTTCTGGAGATAATCTATCACCAAAATGTCCTTCCGGAACAAGATATGGAATATTATTTGTTCCAGCAAAATTTTGTGTCATATTAACAATAACACCTTCTATATTACCTTGACCATGTATATAATTAGTATGTTCAGCAACAGTTGCTGCAAGTCTTGCTACTTGTGTTTCTTTTTTAATATTTTTATCTAGAACAGTAAAAAGAACTTTTCTTGATGTATTTTTTAAACCATCAATATAACTAGCAATTTTTCTTGTGTTATCATAAACAGGATAATTAATAAAATCATTGTTTATAAATTCTTGTAGCGTCATTTTAACTCCTCATATTTTATTTATATCTAAAGATGTTTCTTTTATATATTCTTTTCTTTTATCAACTTTTTCTTTTGATAACCAATCATCAAGTAATTTTTCATCTATTTCATCAAGTTTCACAATCATATTTTCAAGTCCATCTTTATTTATAATTTCCAATAATTGTTTCTTTGTCCATCTACCAAGACCTTTAGCATATTGAACCTCTCTGTTTGGTATATCTTTCATAGAATACCACCAATTTTTTAATTTTCCATTTTTTATTTCAAATGCAATAGGAGTATAAAAACGATAAATTTTATTTCTATAATTAGGTAAGTATTTTACAATATTTCCTATTAAAAGTAAATTAATCTTAAATCCATCTAAATCTTGATCAGAAGCTATAATAATTTTTTCAAAATTATAACTATTACATATAGTAATAAGATCTTTTAATTCTTTATTAGAATTAACTTTACTGATAGGCACTTCCCATGCATTTAATGGAACACCTTTTAGCTCGTAATAAGCATATTCATTTCTTCCTAATATATTCATTAAACCTGATCTTGCTGATGTTCCTTCACAAATTAACAAATATTTGTTATTTTTAATTGCTGGAAAAAATTTTTCAGATTTGATTTTCTTTTCTTTTTTAGATAATTTTTTTAATTCAGCATTTTCTTTAGCTTTTTGTTTAAGTATAAAATATTCAGTTATAGCAGTCATCAAATTTTCATCTTTTAATAATTGCTTAACTATTTTATCCCAATCTACATTTTCAAAAAATTTTTCTATATCTTTAATAGAATTTGATACTTCTATTTTTTCTTGAGAACTAAATTCAAGCTTTGGAAAAAATCTCATAATAAGAAGAATTTTCATTTTGTTTTTAATATCACTTGGTTTTATTGATGGAAATTTTTTAAGAAGTTTTTCTCTTATTTTTGGCACAATTTTATTATTAATAATATACGAAATAGGTGTTCCACCATTTCTTATATAAAGTCCATTAACTATTAAACACTGAGAAAAATCATCATTTTCATTGTGTTTTATTTCAAAATAAAAATTATCCTTTTTTATATTACCGTATTTCACAATAACTCCTTTTATGATTTCTAAATCACATAACAAATTCATTTAATAATTGATAAGTGTCAATATTATTGTAATTAGACCAATAAATTAAAAATTAATTTCTTGAATATTTATTCTTTCTTTATTGTAATAAAACTTAATTTCAGGATATGTTAAAGCCAACATAATGACTCTACTATAAATAGCTAATTTTTCATTTTCAGTAAATTTATTAACTTCAAATCTACTAAAATCAGGCTCTACATAAACTTCAACACCTGTTTTAGTAGTTTTCTTTTCTTTAACTTTTATTTTTGTTGCATTTTCTATACTCGTATAAACTATTTCTTTTCCAGAATTTCTATTTTTTCCAATAAAAACTTTACTAAAATAATTTGTTAGTGCTGCTCCCATACCATTGGCACCAGCTGATTTTCTTTTTGAATCATCAAAATTACTCCCAGCTTTTAAAGTCCCCCAAGCTGATTCACACATCCAAACTTCTTTATTTAATATTTTATTAAAATGTTTTATGTTAGGTATTCCAACACCATTGTCTTTTACAGTAAATGATGTATCATCTAAAAAAATGTCTATTCTTGGATTACCATTAAAATTGTTATCTACAAAAGCATCAACTGAATTATCTAAAATTTCTTCAAAAATTTTTACAAGTCCTGGAACATATTCAAGTTCTGTTTCTACAAATTTATTATTTTTTACGACGTATCTTTTTTCACGTATTTTTTTAACAGCACCAATATAAACATTTGGTCTTTTTAATGCATGTTCTCTATCATCTAAAATTTCAATTTTCCTTTCTTTTGTCAATGTAACTCCTTTTTATAATGAATTATACTAATTTTTATAAAAAAGTAAATAGCTTCAAATTTTGTTGTATATTATTTTTTAAATAATAACTCAAATTTACTTATCTGAGCCTCTCTGGAGGTCTCTGGTTAATTTTTTAATTATTCTAATAATTTTTATTATCAAAATTTTAAATTTTTACCAGAGAGGCTCTAATAAGTAAATTTAAAATTATGAATTACAAATTTCTTTACATTTATCACAACATTTTTTCAATTCTTCTTCATATTTTTTTATTACTCTTTTAAGAGATATTTTTTTAGCTTCATCATAATGTATTTTAGCTTTTTTACCATGAATAGTTGGATTCTTTATTACATATTTTATATCATCATCAACCTTACTAAGATATTTTTTAACTTCTGCTTTGAAAATATTTGTTATAATAGGCCAATCAGATTTTTTAGGTTTACAACCCTTTTTACCATCTTCTAAAAACACACAAATTGCTCTTTTCCAAAGAACCATTACATAATAATCAGGTAATTCAAATTTTTTAACCCATCCTTTAACAATTTTTGAATTTGTTTTAAGATTTAATTTTTCTTGGATTTTATTTAAAACTTCTCTTATCATAGTTTTTCTTTTATTAGTTTTAAAATTATTTTCTTATATTCATCAAGAGAATATTTTGTATTGTTAAAAAAATTGAAAAAATAAACGTCATTTTGATTACATATTTTTAAATAATAAGTCAGTGCTTCTAGAATTATAAATTCTTTTTCTTCTTTAGTCATTTTTTATACCCTTTAAATCTATCTTTTAAAAGATCAAATTTATACAAATCATTTTTTAAACTACCTTTTTGATAGTTAGTATTATCAGCTTCTTGTAAAGCAACTTGAGTTTTATTTAAGTTTCGATATTCGTTATACCAAACAATTATGTCAGATTTTTCTTCATTATAAATAGGTTTTAATCCTATTTCTTTTAATCTATAATCAGTCCAGTATTTTATAAAATGATTATTAATTTTTTGATTAAATCCTTGAAAATCACCATCTTTTAATAAGTAATCACTCCATTCCATTTCAAGTTCTGTTGTTTCTTCAGCCATTTTATATGCTAAATCTTCAAAATAACTTTTTAAATGTAAAAATTCTTGAGAATCATCTTTCATTAAAATTTTCATTACATTAGCACCTGTAGTTGTGTGAACTGTCATCTCATCCCAAGCAATCAATTTAAGCATTTGTGAAAATCCCTGAATTGAATTTCCATAAGCTTTATTGATACTCCACGTTGAAAAAAAACTAAAAGGAAATTTAACACCTTCTAAGAAAAATGTTCTCAAAAGATTTTCTAATAATAATTTTTTAAGTTCATCATCAACAATATCTTCTTTTAATTTCTCTATTAATTTATTAGCACTTTCTATTTCTTTATCTGCTCTTTTTTTCACAACATTATCTTCATAAATTAAATCAAGCATTTCAGTAACTTTACTTCCAAATGCTTGATTTAAACCTGTGCTGTAACTTAGTGCATGAATATCTTCTTCTACCTTTATTCTTGCATATAAATAAGATAACCATGTATCTGAAGCCAAATCTGATAAAATACCAAAAGTTCCAGGAACTAAACTATCCATTACATTTTGATATAAAATGTTGAGATGGAATATTCTTTTAGGAATATCATCCATCATATCCCATCCCTTTTTATCTTTGGAACAGTCAATTTCTTTTGTAAACCACGTATTAGATTCAGAAGCTTCAGCTAATTTTTGAAAAATATCATAAGATTTTTTATCTATTCTTTGAAAGTTTCCATAATCCCCAAAAAATAATTTATTATACTCTTTTGGTTTTTCTGCTAGACACAAAGTATGACAAATTTTATTCATTGTTATTCCTTTTTAAATAGTCTAATTCATTTAACATTTCTTTAATTGTATTGATAATTTCTTTATTTCCTTCTACTTCAGCTTTTTCAACAAATTCATATAAAACATGTATTAATCCATTAACAATAACAAAATCATTAAATGTTATAGCTTTTAAAAAATTAACAAAATTTTCCATGTATTCAAAAATATCAGTATCAGAATTAAAAGAGAAATTAATCTCTTTATCATTCATTTTGTAATTAAAAATTACTCTTCCATTTTCCATTGTTTCTCCTTTAACTTGAGCAACTTTCGCAGACATCATTATCTGTTTCAGCTTTTAAACTATTCATATAATATAATGTCTTAACTCCTAAACTTTCAGCAAATATAATATCTTCTATAATTTCAAAAGCACTTTCAGGATTTTTGTAATAAAGATTTACTGATTGTGATTGGTCTAAAAATTTTTGTCTAATTGCTGCAAGTTCTATAAGACGCTTTTGTGGAATATCCCAAGCCAATTCATAATACATTCTATTTTTATTTAGATTAGGTGCTAAAAATGGTAATGTATATGTTCCTTCTTTTATTATTTTGTATTGTCTAATTGGTTCTATTCCTTCTGTGCTTGAAATGACTAATCCAGAAGTATTATGACTGATACATCCATTACTTAATACATATTCTTCATATTCAGGAACATGTATATCCCAGGTTGGTTCAACACCTACTTTTTTAACTGATTTAACTCCTAATAATAAATTATTTTGTTGTTTAATATTATCCCCATCTTCTAAATCCTTTACTTGTTTCCAAATTAATTTGTCATCCTCTGTTTCAACAAGCAATAAATGGTTACCTGTAAATTTATATTTATTTCCATCTTCAAATTCTACTTCATAAACTTCTCTTTTTCCATTATAATATATTTTATTAGTTTCTTTATAACCAAATCTTGTTTTTACATTAATAGGGGATTTTAATTCATACCAACCAAGAACTTCTAAGTTTTCTATTGTTTTGTAATCAATACCTCCTTCTTCAAGAATTTCTTGAATTGATTTGATACCATCTTTAGTTATTATCTCATTTTCTTTTGATTGGCATTGTGTAGGCGCTATTGCAAATAAATTTTCAAATCTTATTCCAAATTCTTTGAGTTCTTTTCTTAAACTTTCCCAATCTTTTTTCATTTCAAAATTATATTTTTCTGGAAGTTTACTCAATTCCCAAGGAAATAAACCTTTATCCCAAGATGTTCCAGAAATTCCCTTATATTTTCCTCTTTCTTTAGCTAATCTTATTGCTTGCTTGATAAAATGATATGTCAAATCTTCAAATAATTCGTGTGTAAATCTTAAAACTTCATCATCAGTAAATTTTATACCTTTACTCGCTAATAGATTTGCATAATTATTTACACCTATTCCTATACTTCTTAAATCTCTATTAAATTTTTCACCTAAACGAACTTTGTATTTTGCTACATCAAATGCATTGTCCATACCTAATAAAATACTATAAGCTAATTCATCTTTTTCTTCTTCTGTCATTTCATACCATTTAACTAAATTAACAGAAGAAAGATTACAAATACCTATCAAACCATCATATTTTCTTACATTTATCCATTTATCATTATCTGAATCTTTAATTAACTTATCTTCTATAAGTCTAATAGGTTTTGTTCTAACAGTCACCTCCATGCAGAGATTACTCATTTTTATAACATCAGGTGATACTCTCTGTTCATTTACATTATCCATACTCATCCAATAAATATTTCCTGTCTCACTTCTAACTTTAGCATAAAGAAATGCTAATTCTCTTGCTTTAATTTTTCTTTTTCTGATACCAGGTTTTTTAGAATAATAATCATACCACTTATCAAATTCATCACCGTATGCTTCTACTAACTCAGGAGTATCTAAAGGATCAAATAAAAATACTTCTTCATCATTTATAATAGCTTCAGAAAATCTTCTATTCCATTTCATTGTATATTTTAATTTTCTAGCTCTTTCTTCATCAGCACCACCAGCATCTCTTAACATAATTATTTCTGGTGACTCATAATGCCACCAAGCAAAATTAACAACCGCTGCACCACTTCTAACACCTCTTTGATTAAATGATGAAATAACACTTTCAAATAATTTAATAAAATAAATAACTCCAGATGTTTTTCCGACTAAATCTACAATTGCTCCTATAGCTCTTAACAATGTAACATCTATTCCTATTCCACTTCCATATTTAGAATAAATACCCATACTTCTTGCTACTTCTAAAATACTTTCAGAATCATCATCTACTTCTATTAAAACACAACTTGTTGGATTAAAAACTCTTTCTAAAGCATTCACTATCATAGGTGTAGGAGCAGTAAATTTATGTAAAGATAAATCATCGTATTTTCTTTTAATTGTTTCTAATCTGTTTTTATCTTTATAATGTAATTGAATAGCAACAGCCATATATCTATGTTGAGGCAATTCTAAAAATTTTGTTTTACTGTATTTTTTAGCATATTTCTGCATAAACAATTCAAATCCACCAAACGTAAAAAGAAAATCTCTTTCTGGTTTAATATAATCTCCAAGTTCTTTTAATTCTTCTTCTGTAAAAGTGTCAAAAATTTCTTTATTATAAACCTTGTATTGAATTCCTTTTTGAATAACATCTAAGTAATTAGGATATTCATTTCTACTTACATTCCAAACTTCTTTTCTATATCTCAATATCAATAAATTTTTTGCTATATCATCCCAAACAGGATATAAATCAGAAATAAAATTTGCACATGTTTCAATTACTTCATCTAATAATTTAATAACTGAAATTTTATTTCCTATTTTCAAATTAATTGCATTTAATACGTCTTTAACAAAAGTATCATCATATGGTTCTTGTATGCCTGCTTTATTTACAGCCCATTTAATGACTTTATAAAGTTTTTCTTCAGAATAAGGTTCTTCTCTTCCATCTCTTTTTATGACAATATGTTTTTTTCCTTCTTTTAATTCGATCATTTCACCCCTTTATAATTCTATTCCTAATTTATTTAGTTCTTCCAAATATTTTTCTGTATATGAAACAATACCAGAATTAACACCCATATCAGCTATTAAATTTCCAAAATTATCAAATAAAATATTTCCTGTTGGTGTTCTTATTAAAAATACTTTTTTAAAATCATCATTTTCTAAAACTTTTTCTATACTTATATCGATACCTAGATCTTTTTTAAAATTTTTAATAAAAATATTTTTATTGAATTTTTTATTGACATTGTTTTTATAATTTTTAAACCATGTTGTTTCTTTAAAATCTGTTGTACCAATACTAATTAAATTAAAAACTAAACTTCTAAATTCACTTTCTGGATAATTTTTTCCTATGTTATATCTTTTTCTGTTTCCAAAAACATCTGTTGTTTCAATAATCAAAGACCTTTTTCTCAAAATTAATTTAAGATATTTTTTCAAATTAGTAATTTTAATAATTATTGATTTATTTTTAATCAAATATTCTTTCCAATTTTCAATTTCATAAAATGAATTTGGATTTAAACCAACAATATTATCTTTTCCAAACATTTTTTCTAAAATATCCAAAAAATTATAAGGAAACTCATTAAAATCTTTTATTTCTAATTCTTCTATTACTAAATTTAGTAATTCTTCTAATTCTTTTGTAAAAATTTTTTCAAATCCGTCAAAACAAATCATGCAAACTCCTTTATTTTTTGTTAAATTATATAATGTTTTTAATTAAAAGTAAACTTTTAATTCATGAACATAGAAAATTTATTAATTTTTGTTTTAAATTAATTTTTTTCATGTCAAATTCCTTTAAAAGATATTTAGCTTTGAGTATGAGAGATTCAATATTATATTTTTCATATAAACCTTTACATATATCAAATCCTTTAGTATTCATTTCATCATGAAGATTTTTCACATAAAATAATTCATCCATGTCTTTGCTTGTTATTCTTAAACTCACGTCGGTACCATATAGTCGTAATTCTAAAGAAAAATTTTCTCCATCTATCTTTATTTCTTTTGTCAAAGAAAATAAAATATTACCACATGAAATCTTACTTATTCCAATTGATTTTGCAAATTTCTCAAAATCTTTATGAATATCTTTATCCATTAATTTCATTTGAAGTTTGTGTAATTCTTTTATTTTTTCTAAAAATTTTTTGTATATCATATTTTCTCCTTTAAACAATTAATTTTTCTATAACTTTTAAATAATCATCACTAATATAATAACTATTATATTTGTATTTGTATCCAAGTTCTTTTAAAAAAGATTTTAATTCTTTATTCAATTCTTTAGGAACAAATCTTTGTTTTAGTTTTAAATTATCTTTGTAATACAGCATCTTTTTCATCAGTTTAATTTTTTCTAAACCTATTCCATTTTTTTCTAAAATACTAAGATAATTTACTAAATCTTCTTTTTTCATTAAAAATAATTTATGATTTATCATTTTATTAAAATCTTTTTTATTTTTTAAAATTATTTTTAAAAGTTGAATTTTTTCATCTTCAGAACTAAAGGTCAAAAACTTTTCATAGTATTTTATCTTTTGTTCTTCATTGTATGTTAAATCATTATTTTTTAATCTATTAATTAAAAGTTCTATTTTTTGTTGTTCTTTTTCTTTAATTTGTCGTTTGATTTCTTTTAAATTTAATGTCGTTTTTTCTTCAACAATTTTTATAGATTGTGTATTAAATTGATGCTCAAGCAATTTCAAAAAACTTTTTTTATGATTAACTTCTAATAAATTCAAAAAAGTTTCAATTTCAAACATAAATTCACCAAAATTATTTATAATTTTGTTGCCAAATTCATCAAAAGAAAAATATATTGATTCATCTAAAAAATATAAATATTCATTTTTTAAAATTTCTTTATCTATAATTTTAAATTTTTTTATATCTTTTACAAAAAAAATTATTTTTTCAGCGAATCTATTTCTTTTTAATTGCTGTAATGAAGAAATTACATCTATTGTTTGACTTTCATCTATATGATAATGTATTTTGACATTTGGACAATTTATTGAAATTCCAACAGTAATAGTTGGTGTATAAACCAATGCATCCCATGTAGCTTCTTGTGAAAACGTTTCAAATATTTTATTTTTTTCTTCTTCAGACGTGTCCCCATTTAAAAATACAACTTTTTTTCCTTTTTGTTTCAAAAGTTCACTTATCAAATATCCTGTATTTTTGTTTGATACAGAAATAGTAATTTTTTCTTTTTCATTCAAAATTTTTGAGATAATAGTATTTTTATCAGTAAATTGAATTAATTCAATATTATCTTTATATTCATTAAAAATATATTTCTTTTTTCTATTTTTGAAAAAATCAGGTTCAATTTCTAAAAACGCATCAAGTAAAATGAGTTTAAATTTTTTATTTGTTAATATTTTATATAATTTCATTTTATTTAAAACTGATTTATCAGTTAAATTAGATAATAAATGAATAAGCAATGAAATATATTCATCAATTATTACAACATCAAAATTTTTGATATCATATTTCCATAAGCTGTCAAACTGCGTTACAAGATGTCCATTATTCTGATAATCATCGTAATAAATATTAATGTTATACTTTTTTGAAATATCTTCAGCTAAACTTCTTCTATTTGTTATGAATAAACATCTTTTATTATTTTTTGTAAAATAATTAAGATATTTAGCAATCAAATTTGATTTTCCTGTTCCCATTGGTGATTTTATTTTTAAAACATCGAAATCTTCTATGATTTCTAAAGATACATATCTTTCATTTATAAAAATTGTATTTTTTTGCTTTAATTTCAATTTTATGGCATTTATTGATAATTTTTCTAGTTTTTTATCTAATTTTTCTTCATTTTTTCTATTTATAAATTCTTTTACAGATTTCAATTTAGAAATATCTTTATAAAAGTTTATTGATTTAGATGGATCAAAGTGATGTAAAATAAAAGGATTATTTTTAAAAAGAAAATATCCTTTAGGTGTTTTTTCATTAGGATGTCTAAAAACTAACAAATCTCCTTTATCTTGAACAACAGAAAATCCAAGACCATTAAGATATTTTATACTCTCAAATAAAATATCTTCATATCCTTCATTTTTAATTATTTTCTTTTTAATTTTTGGGAGTTTTTTTATTTCACCTTTGTGAAATATTACAAAATCATTATTGAGAGTTGGTGCTTGAAATGTTGCTTCTCTAATTACAGATAAATCTGTTTTTCCTAATCCTTTGATTAAAAAATTTATATTTAAAAGAAATTGTTTCAAAGACTCTTCATTATTTGAACCTTCTACTAAAATTGCACCTTTTAAATTGTATTTTCCTTTTCCATAACTTCTACTAGGTAAAACGAAAAAATAATAATTTTCTTTTTTAAGAATTTCAACAATTTTTTCTGAATCTTCTTTTGAAAAAACATCATCAATATCTAAAACAATATATTGAACTTGTTTACAAAGATAATCTTTTAATTCTCTTTTTAATCTTTTTTTGATGACAGGTTCTTTGATATTATAACAACGATTTAAATGAAAATGATTTATGAAATAATAAGGAAGATTTTCAAATGAAGTTTTAATTGTCCTAAATTCGAAAGTATTGTCACCATATGGAGAAATAGGAAATTTAGAAGTGCTTTTTGAATTAAAAATTGTAATTTTTATATTATTAATATTTTTATCCATTTTCACACCTTAAATTCTTTTTTATTTTCATCTACCGTGTGCTCTGTTTAATTTTCTCTTTTTTGAAATATAAAATATTATCAAAAATTAAAAGACCTCTTACAGGTGTTCTGAGAGGTCTTGTAATGTTACATATAATTTTAATAAATTTTTATTAAATTGAAATTAATTTTTTAGATTTTGGTTTTAAATTGTTCAAAATCCTCTTCTCCATCACAATAACCAAATTTTTTAAATGGACACCAATCACAAAGAGGCGATATATTTTTATCAAATTTAGATTCATTTTCTACAGGTTTTATATATTCTACCATTTTTTTAATTAATTCATTTAATTGCTCTCTATAATATGTTCTTAAAACATATTTATTGTGTTCTACAAAATAAAAATAAGCTTCAATTTTTTTGACATTAGGAAATTTTAAAAAAATCCAAATGCTATAAATTATTAACTGCATTTCATTTTGATCTTCTTTAAATTTACCAGTTTTCCAATCAACAATAATAGCAATATCGTCTTTAATGGCTAAAAAATCTATAAAGCCTCTTATTAAAATATTTTCTTTTTCATTTTTATTACTTTTACTTTCATATTCATCAGGTATAATTTTATCTTTTCCTTTTTTAGATAAATCAAGTTTTAATGAAAAACCTTTTTCTATGTATTTTTCTTTCAATGATTTAAAAAAAGAATAATGTGGTGATATTACAAAATTATTAAAAATTTGATCATATTTTTGAATATCTTCTTTTTTAGATAATTCAAAAGAAAAATCTTTGTTTTTGTTTGTTAAATCACATTCTATTAAATGATGTAAATATTTACCTTTTTCTAAAGCAATATTAGTTTCAAATGGAATTTTTATTTTATCGATATATTGCAATTTGAATTTTCTTGGACAATGATAAAAAGCTCCAAGCTTAGAAAAACTATAAGGTGCGTATTTCATTTTTTATCCTAAAAAAATTAAATCAATGATGCTATTGAATTCAATAAATCTTCATCTCTCTTTATAATATCTTCAATAGCATCAACCAAATCTTTTTCTTGTGAATATTGTTCTTTTAATTCTTTTTTAATTTCTTTAATAGCTTTATCTATTTCTTTGATAAGAATTCCATTTTCTTTTGCTTCTTGTTTAATTGCTTTCATATCTTCTTTAATACCTTTTATTTCCATTTCTAATGCAATTAGTTGTTTTACATATTTTTTAATTTGTTCTTCTTGATTTTGAATTTCAGTAATCATACACATTTTACACTCCTAATTTGTTTTTAATTTCTTGATAAACATTTAACATATCATCTTTTTCTTTGAATTTCCAATAAACAAATTTAGAAATTTTTATCATATCACCACTTTTATAATCTTTTACATCAATACCAAAATCAAGATTAAAAATTATCTTGTTTATTTCATTTATTTCATAAGAAATAGTGTTAATATGATTTTTATTAACAATTTCATCTTGAATTGAACATATTAGAAAATTCTCTTTTACGTAATCTAAGTTTAAAAGTTTATTTTTTAATTTATCAAAATCATAATCATTATTAAATTCTTGTATATAAAAATCAGCTGTATCTTTTCCTAAAATATTTATAGCATTTGAAAAATTAAAAATAATTTGTTTTTTTCTTTTATTAAAAATTATTGTTGCAACTTTTTTTAAATTAACAATTTTTTTACTCAGTTCTATGAACATCGTTAACTCCTTTCCATTTTTGTAGTTTATAATAATTTTAATTTTAATTTTCCTTTAAAACCTTTATAAATATTATCTAAAATCAAATGTTTGATCATATCTTTATTCCATCCATTTTGAATAAGTTCATTAAAATCTTTTGCAGAAATTGGTTCACCTTTGTAAATTTTTGGCCAAATAAATACATAATAATCATCAATATATTTTAAACTTTGATTTCTTGATGCTTCATCGTAATTTTGATTATCTAAACAAAATATTGGTTTTTCTAATTTGTCCAATAAATCTTGAGGAAAACTAATTCCTAAGTTTGCCACAATTCTATTAAGAGGTAAACCACTACTTAAAGCATCAAATACAGATTCAAAAATAAAAACAGCTTTATCCCAATCAACATTAAAAATGTTCCATACTTTTAATCCATGATTTGGTAAAAAAGTATAAAATTCTTTTTTATCTAATTTTCTTGATTGAAATCCATATAGTTTTCCATCTTTTTCAAGTGGTATAATTATACTATTTTTAATAAAAAGTGTTTTATCTTTTAATTTAACATTACTTTCACAATAATAAAATAAATCTGTATATTGACTAAGACCTCTTTTTGCAAGATAATCTTCTGCAGGTGTTCCTTTTATTTTAACAAATTCTTTTGGAACATCAAAAAGAATAAATTCATTTTTGAATTTTTTGCCAGACTTTTCATTTAATTCTTTTATTTCATTTATTTGTTTTGATTTATTTTTAAGTTTTTCTAAATAAATTTTTCTTATTTCTGTTTTATATTGTTCATATAAATTCATATTTACAGTTTTAAGATATGTTTTTAAAGAGCCTGAAAAGCCACAATTAAAACATTTTACATTTGGTTTTTTTAAATAATGATCAAAATAAAAATGAAGACGTTGTTTTTTATTCCAAGATTTTCCTTCTCTACAAATAGGACAACAAATAGCAATATCACATTCTTTTTCTTTTGGTGGTAAATCACTTATGTTTGTCAATTTAAAATAGTATTTTTCTCGCTCATCTAAATGACACATTTTTAACTCCATTCATTAATATTAGATGTTTTATGATTATTTTGATGTAACTTTTCTTGAACTTTAGCTTGCATTGTAAAATCATTCATATTCATAAATTGTTCATTGAGATTAAATTTTAACAAAAACTTCTGAATGCATTGACCATTATAATTAACCTCTTTTTCTAAATATGTTTTCCAAATTTTATCTTCAATTTCTTTTGGAATAAAATCAAAATCAATTAATGTTTTATTTCTTTCATAATTATATCTAAATTTTTTATTTTGTAAAGCTTCTTCTAACTGATCATTGTTCAAAAATTTTAATGCTGTTTTTTCACCAAATCGAGCTTTTTTATAAACATCTTTTTCAGGATATTTTTCTTGAAATTTTTGTTTTAATTTTTCAAATAAATCTTTATAATCATATTCTAATTTTTCAACATCATATATATAAACATTACTGTCTTTTAAAAATTTAATAAAATCTTGTGAATATTCTAATCCTTCTTTTACTGATGGAATATTGTCAGATTTATCTCCAATCAACACATGAATATCTTTAAATAGTTTAACGTTTTCAATTGAATCATCTATATCTTTTTGTTTAATTGGATCATATATTTTTGCATTGTATAAAAGACATTGTTTCATATCTTTGTCTGATGTAACTATAATTACATTATTTATTTTTTTAGCTAATACAGCAATAATATCATCAGCTTCTGCTTCATCTATTTTTAAAACTTTATAAGGAAAACATTTATCTAAAATATTTATAAAAGCTTCTAATTTAGAAAAATATTCATTGAAATCAATTTCACTTTCATCTCTATTTTTCTTTCTATTACTTTTGTAATCAGGACAAATCTTTTTTCTCCAATTGTTTTTTCCATCAATTGCAAGAATAATTTCATTGTTAGGAAATTTTTTTGAAATATGTCTCAAAGAATTTAACATAAGATGATAAAACATCGGCATAAATTCATCAGTGACAAATTTTCCACTAACTTTTTTTGGTTTTACAAGAGAAATAGCCGTATAAAGATTACGATGAGAAAGATGACTAAAATCTACTATTATCATTTTTACTCCTTATTTAAAAGAAAAAATCACAGATCAGCTAAAAGATCTTCCAACTCTTGATCTGTAATATTTGGAGATACTGTTGTTTTAGGTTTTTCTTGAATTGTCTCAGATTTTGGTTCTTCTTTTATTTCTGATGTTATATTATATTTTGTTTCAGGTTTTATTTCAGGTTTCGTTTCAGATGTTAAATCAGATGATATTTCAGGTTTCACAATAGATTTTTTAAATAATTTTCTATTTGGATTGCTAATATCATCATATGGTTCAGTAATAATTTCAGATCCATTTCTTAATAAAAATTCTTCAAGTTCTGTTCCAGCAATAGCTTTTTTAAATTTTGCTAAAAGTTTTTCATAAGGTTCAAATGTATCTTCACCAAGTATAATTTCATTTAAATCATAACAATTTTCTTCTATAAATCTTCGTGCTTCTTCAGGATCTGTAAATAAAGCACTTGGTTTATCAAATGTCGTGTTATCATAATTTGGAAAATCTTTTTTAGACTTTTTAATTCTTACAAGAATCATATTAGCACCATCAATTGGATCAAAAACATTTATAGGTTGTATTCCTGCATTTCTTAAATCTTCTGGTGGATTTATTGCTGCTTTAATTTTATCAAGAAGCTTTACACCATATGTCCAATAAAATACTTTTCCATTGTTGTCAGGATTTCCATTATCTTTTACTACATAAATATTACTTGCAAATTTTGTTTTTCTACTAATTTGCTTAGCAAATTCTTTAGCTTCTTCAGTTCCAATAGCTTGAAGTTCATAATAAATATCAGATACTGGACAAGGTTTTCCAATAGTTTGTGGTGATTTTGCTCTATAATATTTTATATTTCCTGTTTTATCTTGAAATCTTATATAATGTTCATAATATTTCACAATAGGAACTTCATTAATATTTTTTTGAGGTAAAAGTCTTATAACAGCACTTCCATTTCCTTTTTCATCCGTTGTTAAATCCCACTGTCTTTCATCACCAAATTTCTTTTTCGGTTCAAATACTTGTTGTAATTGTTGTGTTAATGTTTCTGTATCAAATAATCCCATGTTCGTCCTTTCGTATTATTTTTCGATTTTTTTTCGAATTTTTTCGTAGTTTAACGACATTCCGACAGGTCGAAGATTAAAATTCTTTTTTGATAGAAATTAATAATTCAAATGGTTCTTCAATATTTTTTAAATAAGCTATAGGGTTATTTGTCTTAGGATTTCTTTTAATATGAAATTCATATTCACAGTCTGGAATTTTACTAATATTCATTATATCAAAAACAAATTTATTTTCTTCATTTGAAAGAATATCTTTTTCATAATAATTAGGATTTTGAAAATTATTGTTAGCATCAATTGTTGTAATAATTAATTGATGAACAGAAGAATCAATAACTAAATCACTATGACCAAGAATGTTTGATATTTTTTTAATATGTTTTAAATCTTCTCGCGTTAAATCAAATTTAACTGTTGATGTAACCGATTTAACTTTATCAAAAATGTCAGGTGCAACTGAAAATTTTTCAAGTAAATTAACACTTGTTGTTTCATATATTTGCTTTAATTTTCCATTATTTATAATAATTTTTTCACCATCTTTTTCTAAAAAGACATTTTCACCAAAATAGTCAACAAGATTCAAAAATTGAGCTAAATTATAAATACCAAATTTTTCAAATTTTTCTTCATCTAATTCATCTAAATTAATCAAAGCTATTATAGAATAATCATTTGTCATTGTTGTTTTTGGATATTCTATAATAACAGAATTAGAAATTTGAATTAATTTTTTCAAAATAGGTATTGTATTTTCTAACATGGTTATCCTTTAATTAATTGATTGAATTTCAGCTAATGTTTTTTCAAAAATATGTTCTACAATATTTTTTGCCATCTTTTTAGCTGTTTTCTTATTAGAACAAACTCTTTTTAAAATATCGTCTGTAAATTTTTCTATATATTCTTTTTTTAAATCATTCAAATTATAATTTTTAAAAAGTCCAAATTTATCGTCACCTAAAATAACAACTCTTGTATACAAATTAATATCTTCAACAAGTTTATGTTGTAAATCTAATGAAACCATCTTAGCTCCTTTTTTCTTTTTTATTATTATATCATATTTTTTCAAAAAGTAAATAAAATTTAATCATATATTTTAATTCTGAAAAATTTATAACATTTTTTCATAAATATTTCATCAATAAAAATATCATCAATGTTTTGTCCAAATTTTTAAAAAATATCTTTTATAATTTCTTTTATTGCATTTTTATCATATTCATTCAAAGGAAATGCAATAAAAGTTATTTCACCTTTATCCAAACCCAACGTTAAATTTTTAATGTTATATACATCATTTAAAGTAATTTTTAAAACTTCTTTTAGTTTTTTCTCATTTATTCTTTTTAATAATTCTTCTTTTTTCATTTTAAATACCCTCTTTTTTCATAATAGTATTTGGATGCAAATCTTTATCGTTTACAATTACACTGGTTAAATGTTTATCATCAATTATTTTATACTCTAAATCAAAATCTTTTTTTAATAATTCAAACAATTCTTCTAATGAATTAAATTTTGTTATTTCAATATTATCATTTTCGTATACTTTTATATCTCCATCTTCATATAATTTTTGAAACATATTTTCATAATTATCTAAATCTATCAATGAACGAATATAAAGCTTACCATTTTCAACAGTCATTATTCCTTTATACTCAACTTCATTAAATAATGTAATTTTTACTTCATAAGTCATTGTTATATCCTTATTCATGTGGGAATGTAATTTTAAACTTTTTAGTCTTTTCTCATTCATTTTAACTTCTTAAATTTTTCCTGTTCCACCACAATATTGACAATTAATCCATTCTGTTTTTCCCAACAGTCATATGTTTCAATGTAACACACTCCATTACAAACATTACATTTCATATTCATCCTTTATTTTGAAATAAAATTTACAAATTCTAACTTTAATCTCTTTATTTGAATTTACATTTTGTTTCATACATTAAAAATATTTTTTCTTCAGAAAAAGTTTATTTGATGGAATAAATTCTTTTTTCATAAATTTATAAATTCTTAAAACTCACACAAGATCTTTTATTCTTTGATGAAAATTTTTCCTGTGAAACTAAACATTCTTTTTGAAACATTTTCAATATCACTCATATCAAATTTATTTTAAATTTTCATTTTTATTTTTTACTAGTTCTTTAATATTTTCTATAATTTCATCAATTTCATCATAATCTAAATCTATACCGTCTTCTTCTGCATAT